GTATCAGACGATGAGTATGACTTCACAAATGCGGAAGACGAGGAAATCGTAAAGGTTTACAAATTAATGAAGAATGATGACCAAATCCTTGTTCACAAAGATGACAATGGTATGGTAGACATTCAAGACAACGAAACTGGAGCTGAGTACCTAGTAAATCTTGGTAGTAATGGTGAGGCTAAGGGTGTAGCTGCTGTTGAAGGTGGCGAGCCAGCTGCTGAAGAGCCAATTGCTAATGAGGGTGGTGCTGATGATTTCGGTGCAGAAGATGATTTTGAAAATAATATTGATGACGATATGAATGAATCAACAGAAAGAATGTTTGAGTTGGTACTAGAGTATGACTCAAATGTAGGATACACTGACAATTATCAGAAAAAGGATGTAATGACAAATCCAGGCATGTCAGAGCCAGGTAAGAATGTAAACGATTGGGATGCAGGCGTACCAAAGGGTGATTCAAAGCCTTGGTCTGGATACCCAGGTAAGAAAAATAAGGCAGATAAGCCATTCAACGCTGGTAAGGGTAAGCAAGTTGAAGAGTCTGTAGACGAATGCGGAGCAACACCAGATGCACAGATTGAAGAGTCTGCTGCTGAGATGGGTGGAAGAATGGGTGCTCATGGTAGAATGATGGGTACTAAGTCTCACAACCCAATTAAGGCTAAGAAGAATTCTCCAATGAATCAGCATCACGTATCAACCGCAGGTGAGTACGAGGGCAATCCAACTAATGAGAGCTTCATTAAGAGAGCGAATGCAGTTCTTGCAGAGAACAAGGAACTTAAGGAGACCTTGACTGACCTTATGGAGCAGTTGAAGAAGGTATCTGTTACAAATCACAATCTTGCACAGATTATCAAGTTGGTTTCTGAGAACACAACTTCTAAGGATGAGAAGAAAGAGATTATTGAGAGATTCAAGAATGAGGGTAAGACCATTGAGGCTTCAAAGGCACTTTACGAGTCAATCAGTCGTGAACTTCAGAAGACCAATAAAATGAACATCACTGAGGAGAAGAGTCTCACAGTTGAAAGTTCAAAGAAAATCAATGAGACACCTATCTATAAATCACAAGATATGTTAGATTCTCTTGATTTAATGCACAGAATGATGAGATAATTTAAATTTTTCAGAATTCGTGTATATTTATAATAAAAAATAACTAAGTAAAATAAACTTCATTTATCTATATGAAAGAATTTTTATCAAGTGGTGTAGTTGGTAATATCGAGTACAACGCACAGAAACAGATACGTGAGAACATTCAGAACCGTTGGGACCAGCTCGGATTCACTGAGGGTCTTCCAGAGGGTATTAAGGAGAATGTGGCTACATTGTATGAGAATGAGGCAAAGCACTTGATTTACGAGGCTACTGCTTCAGATAACAGTGGTTCTTTTGAAACCGTTGTTTTCCCTATTATTAGACGTGTATTCAGCAAGCTTCTTGCTAATGACATCGTTTCAGTACAAGCAATGAACCTTCCAGTTGGTAAGTTGTTCTTCATTCTTCCTGTTACTTCAGAGAGAGAGTGGGAGCTTCCAGAGGATGCAACAGGCGCAACACCTGGTGATATCATCGATGGTACAACTGGTCGTCATAAGGGACTTATGGGCTATGACCGTGTAAACCGTAACAAGGAAGGTCGTGTTGAGCCAAGATACTATCTCCCAGATGAGACAATCAACGAGCTTCAGAAGAATAAGTGGTATGTACCACAGCTTGGTGAGGAAATCGCTGATGCAACTAGCTTCGATGAGGCTAAGGCACGTGCAGAGGCTGAGGGTCTTCATGTAACTGCTCTTCGTGAGGCAGGTCCAGAGGTTACTCAGTACTTCCAGAAGAGTTTGTATGACTTGTTCTACAACGACTTCTTGTATGACAACTCAAAGGGTAAGGTAACTATCAAGGTTGGTGAGGCTGTTCCAGTATTCTTGACCCCTGGTGGTGTTCGCCCATTCGGTGCTGACAACTTGAATCAGTACTTCAAGAGTGGTTTCGATGGAACTGTTAGAAACGTAATCCTTGAGATTGATGGTTTCTCTTCATTCAACGCTTCTAAGTTGACAGGTCCTGATGGTAACGAGATGGATACCGAAGGTTTCCTTGCATCTTTGAAGGTTATCACTCAGAAGGAGATTGCTGCTGCTAATGCTCCTGGTTCAGAGAGTGTAAAGACTGCTGCTTTCCGTAAGTTTGAGTCTGTTCCATTCAGAGTTGTTACTCAGAAGTATGGTAAGGGTATCGTAGAGTACGGTGCTGCTTGTGATGCAGAGGGTAAGATGTATATTGAGCTTGACCTTGCTAAACCAGTAGTTCAGCAGGCAGGTACAATCGATGGTTATATTGGTGTTGATGCTGCTGCACTTGATGCTGCTATCGATAAGGACGATGTAAACGTAACTAAGGAGAACATGAAGCAGTTGTTCAAGATTGCTTGGGCGCAGTATGATTCTCTTGAGCTTGAGACCGAAATCGGTGAGGTTAGCTTCAAGCTTGATTCAGTTACTGTATCAGTTGAGGAGCGTAAGCTTCGTGCTACATGGTCACCAGAGTTGGCACAGGACGTTAGCGCATTCCACAACATCGATGCTGAGGCTGAGTTGACAGCTATCCTTTCAGAGCAGATTGCTGCTGAGATTGACCGTGAGATTCTCCGTGACCTTCGTAAGGGTGCTCCTTGGCAGGCTCGTTGGGATGTTAACGGTTGGAGACGTATGGCTGCTTTCTCTACAAACTACACTCAGAAGGATTGGAATCAGGAGTTAATGACTAAGATTAA